GACCATTCAAATCGAACATTGGTTGTAGTATTCGTTATTACTTATTCGAACTATTCACCGCAGCAGTAAAACAGCAAATGGAATCTGCGATTCGCGAGGTCATAAAGAACTATGAGCCACGTGCTGATGTGATTGAGGTGTTAGTTGAAGAAAACAGAGAAAAACACATGTTGACTGTATCAGTAGCATTTATGGTACTCAACGATCCAGAACCAGTCGTATTAGACGTTATACTAGAAAGAGTCAGGTAATGGCAGCAAATACATATTTACAAGTTACTGAATTAGATTTTGCGGATATCCGCACCAATCTTCAGACATATCTCAGCACCCAATCACAGTTCAAGGACTATGACTTTGAAGGATCTGCTATGTCAGTTCTTCTTGATGTCTTGGCATATAATACGCACTACAATGCATATTACTTGAACATGATCGGTAACGAGATGTTCTTAGACACAGCCCAGCAGCGTGATTCTGTAGTATCGAGAGCAAAGGAATTAGGATACGTTCCTATTTCTGCTATCGGCGCAACGGCTGATGTGACATTGAACTTCACTGGCGTTGCTGCTAGTGTTCCTCAGTTCACTGTACCAAAGAACTCAAAGTTCACTACATCTATTGATGATGTGACATACACATATGTGACGTCTCAAGTGGAAAAGATTGACCAGAGTGCGACAGGAACTTTCTCTAAAACGATCACGATTAAAGAGGGCGAGCCACTCACGCATGCGTGGACGGCAAGTGCTTCTAATCCAGTTCGATATATTATTCCAAACAACGGCGTAGATACTACAAGCATCACTGTAAGCGTCCAAGAATCAGCTGCAGATAGCACAGTGACTGAGTTCACTAGAGCAACAAATGTCAATCAGGTTTTTGAAACGTCTCCAGTATTCTTCCTTGAGGAAGCGAGCGACAAAAAATATGAGTTGGTGTTTGGGCAAGGCGGTCTTGGTAAAGCTATTAAATCAGGCAATATCATCAAAGCGTCATATCTCGTATGTAGCGGTGCTGCTACTAATGGTGCAAATACGTTCTCTGTTGAAAGTATCTCCACAGGTCTAACACCAACGCCAACAGCCACGATCACTGCAGTGACTAAGAACGCTGCAGGCGGCAGAAGTCAAGAGGGTGTCGATTCAATAAAGTTCAATGCTCCTAGAAACTTCCAGACACAAAACCGTGCCGTTGTTGCTAATGACTATCAAAGAATATTATTAAGTGAAAACCCAGACCTCCAGTCTGTTATTTCTTATGGCGGTGAAGAAGCAACACCACCTGCTTATGGTAAAGTTTATATTGCGGTCAAACCGTTTGATGAGCAGTTTGCTACAGCAACAAGAAAGCAGGCGATCCGCGAATCAATTAAAACCAGAACGCCACTAGCCATTGATCCCGTGATCATTGATGCTGATTATGTGTACTTGATCCCGACAATATCCACATACTATGACACTACAAGAACCACATTGTCATTAAGCAGTGTGGAGCAGATGATTCGGGATTCAATCGACTCTTTTGCTTCAACTAACTTAGAGCGATTCGGTAATAAGCTGCGATATTCACGGTTTGTTCGTGCGCTCGACAACACTTCTACAACAATCTTAAATAATGATGCTGCTATTAAAGTTCAGAAAAGGTTTGTTCCTAACGTCAATGTTGCGGAAAACGTTTTGTTGTCTTTCCAGAATGAGCTGAGACCATCAACTGTCGAGTCAACCGAGTTCACTTATAATGGATTCTCTGCATATCTTGGTGATGATGGGGCAGGAAACGCCACAATCTTCAGATACAGTGACACTAACGTCAAAGTCACGATCGTCGACATTGCAGGAACAGTAAATTATACTACAGGTGAGATTGTTATCACAAACTTTGCACCGACAGCATATGCTGACATACAAATCAAAGTTTCAGCCAAGCCAGAGAATTTTGATATTAATTCGGTGAGAGAGCAAATATTGCTTATGAATTCCTCCGACGCTACGATAAATGTATACGGCGAGCAAGGTTAATGACTATAAAATCGAAACTATCAGCTGTTGTCGCGAATCAGTTTCCAGACTTCTATAAAGAAGAGGGTGAGAACTTTCTTGCCTTTGTGGAAGCGTATTATGAATACATGGAACAGAACGGTAAGCTGACTGACGCCATACAGAATTTAGAAGATTATCGTAACATCAATACAACTCTTGATGAGTATTTGACACACTTCCAAGAAACTTTATTGCCATCGGTTCCGTATAATGTCGCTTCTGATAAGAAGCTGTTAGCGAAATACATAAAAAATTATAATAGTTCTAGAGGGACAATCGCCTCATACAAGCTATTATTCAGAGCAATTTACGATGAGCCTGTAGAGATAAACTATCCTGCGGATCAGATGCTCAAGGTTTCGGACGGTGATTGGAACTTAGATCGCTATCTTGTTACGACACACAACAAAAAGAACTATGCGCTTATCGGCAAAACAATTCGTGGTGCTGAATCAAAAGCTGAAGCTCTTGTCGAAGATGTGGTTGGTCGTGTTATAAACGGCAGAGACTTGATGCAGATCAATGTCTCGAATGTTAAAGGGTCATTCAACCATTTAGAAGTTGTCTCTCTCGCTTCCGATGCTAATTTGTCAGGACATACGATCACCGTTGAAGCTGGTATCTCTAAAATTACTATTCAAGACGCTGGAGCACAATATGCTGCTGGCGACATTGTTGACATAATCTCAGAAAAGACTGGTGCGTTTGGTAAGGTTGTTGTGACAGAAACAGTCGACCTTGGTGGTGCGTTGACATTTAGTATCTTAGATGGCGGTTCAGGTTATACTGCGGGATTCACAGACAGTCAGGTTGGCGGCACAACGGTCAGCATCGGGTCAGTTATCGCAGGTGACGGTATTACTCCTGGATCTTTTCAAATCGGTCTTGGTGATCTCACAGACACTTTTGCTCTTTCAATGAACACCAACTTGATTGCTAGTAATAACATATTCGGCACACTTGCTCCTACAGTTACTGATGGCACAAACACCAATAATTTAATGTCGACACTCCAACATACGATTATTGGCGCTCCAACTCTCGGCTTCCCAGAACTCGAAGAAGAAGTTGATAACGAACATTATAGAGATAACAAAGACGCAAGACTTTTGGTTGCCAATACTGGCGCTGCTTTTGCAGTTGGTGATAAAATATATGGCAGCTCATCATATGCCAATGGCACTATTGTTGCAATTGGAGCATCATCGGCTGATGGCGCTGCAGTATTAGAAGTAGACACATTCGGTCTATTCACTTCTTCTCTAAGAAATATGATCAATGACTCTGAAGAAATACAAGAGAATGATCACTGGACTTCATCTAGGTCTGATGTTCCGTCATCAGATGACGTTGTTGCGCCAGATGGTACAACAACCGCTGAGAACCTTATAGAAAACACAGAAGTAGACCTAGACCATTTTCTTGGTGTTAAGAATTCTGCTCTGGTCGGTACGGTCAACGGTAGCACATACTACACATTTTCTGTGTATGCTAAACCGATTGCTGCAGGGTCTAAGAGATATATCAATTTCAGAGGACTAAGTAGAGGCTCTAACTATCCCATATTTGATATTGTTTTAGGTAAAGTTGTCCACGCAGGAACTCAGTGGACAGACACTAAGATAGAACCTGCAGGCAACGGTTGGTGGAGATGTTCTAGCAGGACTAATCCTAGTAGCACCACTGGATGGCGTATCGGCATGCAAACAACAGAGAACATGGCTGGTCCAAACGGATTTCAATATACTGGTGATGGTGTATCTGGCGCATCTATTTGGGGCGCTCAGCAAGAAGAGGGTTATCTGACTGCATATCAAAGAAAGCAAGATACTGATACAACTGGTACAGGCGAATTTGTTTTCAAGACCAACTCAGAGAAAAACTCAGGCACAAACATGGGTAAGGTCACAGCCTTCCATGCAAATACTATCGGATACCATCTAGTTGAATTTGCTAACAATGCAGGAACAACTGTTGTGGCAGGAGATGAGTTTGTTGGTGATGAGCCTAATACAGCTAACACTGCAGACTCAGCAATAACTGGAGACGAATTATATTCTTTCGGTGTTGTTAAGCATGTTATCTCTGATACTCCTGGAGGATATGAACATTTGCCTCTCGCCAATACAGTTCAGTCAGGAACAATCAGCAGTAGCGGAACAACAGTAACAGGAACAAATGTTGGCGTCAATTTAGCAAAGCATGATGCTATCAAAGCAGGCGAACAGACTAGTCGAAGAGTCACCGCAGTAAATAGCGCAAATGAAATTACAGTAACACCAGCATTCTCTCCTGCATTGACCAATGCAGCATATGGTAAGGGTGGGGTGTATAGGAACTTAGTTAAAGCGAGAGTCACTTCTAACACAACATCAGCAATAGCACACCAGTTCCAGACTGGTCCATTCCAAGGATTCAAAGAAGGTGAAGGTGTAGCAAAAACAGGTGCTGCCACAATAGTCGGCAATGTTGCATACACAACATCCAATACTGCATATGAGAACGCTTACACTTCTTTGAGTGATTCACTTATCTTTAAGAATAGCATATTCGGATCTATCGACAGATTATCAAACCGTATTGGTGGTACTGGATTTACTGTCGCTCCAGACGTTATTGTCAGAGAGAATGACATTGCCGCATTAGGTATTGGCGAGCAGTATATCACACTACAGACTGATAATGTCAATTGGAATACAGGCGATTCGCAAGTAACAGTGTTAGACACTAATGATGCAGTCGCACAAACATCTACTGGCGCAAGCGGTGATATTAAAGGTGGTGTGATAGGGAGCAATGTTCCAGCTACAATTGCTCATGCTAATGGAACTTATGAAACAACGATTCGCGTCTGGCAGAAGATGTTACAGAGAAGTCCTGGAAACGTAAGTTTTGCCAATAATACAACAGTAGCAATAAATATCCACGGCTCTGAGTATGTTCCTGGAACTACAGATACCAGAACGCCAACTGCAACTGGATCAGCAAAGATTGTGAAGATTGTTGATAGGGGCGTGTTAGGTGATAACGCATCGGTTCGTGCAGACATAGGCGCTGACGGCACGATAACTGGTGTCCGTGTAGTTGATTCAGGATTCTCACATGAGCAGAATGAACTCGTGCGCTTTGCCGAGTCAGGCAGAACGGACTCAACGCAAGCACTGGCGAATCTGACGTTACAGAATGTAGCCAACTCTGAAGGATATTATTCTAGCTCTAGAAGTCACGTTTCTACAAAGCGAGGAATCATACAAGATAGCAATAAGTATCAAGAATTCTCATACGAGATAGCGACACCTTTAAGTTTACAAAGATATAGAGATGTTGTATTAGACCTTGCACATCCAGCGGGGCAGAACTTGTTTGGACAATATCAATCAAGTTCTGACATTGCTGCTGACGTTGTAGTCACAGCCAATAACGTAACACGGATTCAAGCTACTGGCACATTCTCGATCGCCAACGGCAGTCAAAACATTATTGGTGTTAGCAGCGATATGGAGAATGAATTTATTGATGGTGGCGTATTTATATTGGAAGTTTCTGCCAATCAGTACTATAGACTTCCACTAAATATAGTATCGAGTGCAACGCAAGCAACAACGCATGTGACATGGTCGAATACGAGCATATCATCGGCTAAAGCATATTACATAACAGGACAATAAGTTAGATGCCAACATACACATATCCAACCAAAGAATTGTCGATCAATAATGCAAAGGCATTTATCGCTGCTGTGAATGAGACTGACACCGTATCAGTGAAAAAGTCTGCTATCCTCTATGCGTGTATCGGAAACAGNAATGTGTCGTCTGACGAGCCTAATCCGAGCGAACCAGAAAGAAACATTGCAACCAAGCACTTTAAAGTTAAGCGCGAGATGTTTGGTGCGAAGAGAATTACACCAGCAGATGTTTCCCATGTTGTCACAAGACATAACTGGGTTAGTGGTACGATTTATGCCATGTACAAACACACGACTATTGATCCGTACGATCCTACAAAACAACC